GTAGGCCGAAAGTACGGCGGAGAGACTTCTAAGAGCGGCAAGGGTGCGAAAGTTCGCCAGCAAGCAGCTCCAGCGGGCGCGCTGTTATGGGGAACGGAATACGGCGGCGGTCGAGGTACGGACTCACTCGGTCGCGCATACACAGACAGATTTAAGGCCCCGCGCAATAAGCGCGGCTACTGGATCGCTCCAGCTGTCGACTATTACACGCCTATAGTCGCGAAGGAATACATCGAGATAGTTCAGGCTGTAATTAAGAGCAAGGGACTCGACTAATGGCTGGCATTCCTAAAGTAAAGATAACTTTCGACGCCGACTTCGACGAATTGAAGAAGGGCGTTAAGGGCGCGCAGAATGAAGTCGAAGGCTTCGGATCTAAGATGGGCGGCTTCGCTAAAAAAGCGGGAGCTGCTTTCGCTATTGCTGGAGCTGCCGCCGCTGCCTACGCTGGAACTCTTCTCGTCGATGGAGTTAAGTCCGCAATCGAAGACGAAGCAGCTCAGGCTAAACTCGCTACCACTTTACAGAACGTCACAAACGCGACAGATGCCCAGATCGCAGCTGTAGAAGATTACATAACCCAGACGGCACTCGCTAACGGAATTACGGACGACGTTCTTCGTCCGTCGCTTGATCGGTTAATTCGCTCGACTAAAGATGTCACTAAGGCGCAAGAACTTCAGACCTTAGCTCTCGACATCGCAGCGGGAACAGGTAAAGATCTAAAGACTGTCTCCGAAGCTCTCGGTAAAGCCTACGACGGCAATCTCGGCGCACTAAAGAAGCTCGGCGTCGGAATAGATGAGAGCATCATTAAGTCCAAGAACTTCGACGCGGCAGCTGCGGCACTGTCTAAAACTTTCGAGGGCCAAGCTTCTAAGCAAGCCGAGACCTTTCAGGGCAAGATGGCCCGTCTTACTGTTGCATTCGATGAAGCAAAAGAGACCGTAGGTTCTTACGTTCTCGATGCGCTTACTCCGCTTATTTCTGGATTCGTCGATAAGGGAATCCCAGCGATTTCGGACTTCGCTAAGAATCTGGGCGAAACACTTGGGCCAGCATTCGGCCAGATCTTTAAGGTCATTCGCGACGATTTACTTCCGATCTTGACGTCATGGTGGAAGTTCCTTTATAACGAGATTATCCCAGCAATCGGAAAGATCGTCGGGCCGATTCTCGAAGGACTTAAATCCGCATTCGATAAGATTAAAAAGGCGATCTCGGATAACTCCGCAGAGCTAGAGCCATTCTACGGATTCTTAAAAAAGGTTTGGGAGTTTACGGATAAGTATTTAGTCCCACTTCTCGGCGGTGCGTTTAAGGTAGCACTCGAAGGAATTGGAACGATCGCCGCTGGCTTGGTTACGACATTCTCTAAACTGGTCGGATTCTTAAATAATACTTATAACGCCGTTAAGAAGGTTATCGATTTCATCAAGGATAATCCCGTAACCAATTTCTTCGGCGGCGGAGACGGATCTAAAGGTCTTAAAGCTGGCGGCTTTATTCCGCCAGTAGAGACTCCGCCAGTAGGCCCATCTGGAGGCGGAGTAATAAATCCTAAAGATTTCTTCTACGATCCAAACGGAGATCCGCGCACATTTACAGGCGCGCCATTAGAAGCATTCTCGGGCGGAATGCAAGCGGCAATCTTACGAAAGAACGAACTCGTAGCCGAAACCGAAAGATTAAGAAACGCCAGAGAAGCGGCGGCGGCTGCTCGGGTAGCTGCTACAGGCGGTCTATCTACTAGCGAAAGAATTACGATAAACATGGGCGTAGTCGGAGATCCAGAATCAGCGGCTCGAACCATTATCGACGTGCTTAACAAGTCCCAAGCTCGCGGCACTGGCGGAGCTGGATTATTGGTCGGTGCAAATTGACAGCATGGATTCCCGTCTGGAGCGTCGTTATTGATTCAGTCGAGTATCGAAACATAACTCTCGCGAATCTTACGATCGAATCTGGTCGCCGCGACATTTATCAGCAAGCGGTGGCGGGCTACTGTAGTTTATCTATTCTCAACATCGACGACGATCCCATTACTGTAGAGATTAACTCAGGGATTACAGTCTTCGTTCAGAACTCAACAGCTACTCCCGTCCCTATCTTCGGCGGAAGCGTAAGCGACATTCTCACGACAGTAGAAAGATCTGGAACTGGCGGATTAGTTCAGACGGTTAGCATTACAGCTCTGGGCGCGCTTTCGCGTCTTCCTAAAGTCTTAACAGAAGGCGTCTTAGCTAAAGACTTCGACGGAGATCAAATCTTCGAGATTCTAAATGGCATTCTCTACGGAGCTTGGAATGAAGTTCCAGCAGCTCTTACATGGGCCAGCTACAATCCAACGACGACGTGGGCTAACGCCGAAAACAGCGGAGTAGGCGAGATCGATCGCCCAGGCAATTACGAACTTACAGCCAGAAGCGCAGACGTTACAGATGCTTATTCTTTAGTAGCAGCTTTAGCCACTTCTGGACTTGGTTACATTTACGAAGATGGTTCGGGTCGAATCGGTTATGCAGACTCAACGCATCGCGGAACTTATGTAGCTACTAACGGCTATGTAGAGCTTTCAGCTTTAGACGCCTATTCCAGTGGTCTCCAAACATCTACTCGATCAGGGGACATTCGTAACTCGGTGACGATTACTTATAAAAACGGTCAACAAGTAACAGACGAAGAAGCCGACTCCATCGCTACTTATGGATCCTTGGCGCAGAACATTTTAACTTCACTGGAGAAAACGATCGACGCAACGAATCAAGCCGCTTTTTATCTGGCTTTACGAGCATTCCCTAAAGCTAATTTCGAGTCTATTCGCTATCCATTAGGTAGCCCTAACGTGAGCAATTCCGACCGAGATTCGCTTATAAATGTTTTTATGGGTATGCCAGTAAACATCTCGGACTTACCTACAAACATGGGCGGAAACTTCGTGGGCTTCGTAGAAGGCTGGAGATTCTCGGCTGGCTATAACTCGCTAGCTGTGGACTTATACGTTACGCCAGCGGGCTATTCGATAGACACTTTCCGCTGGAACGACGTCCCAGCCTCCGAAACTTGGAACACTCTAGACCCTACAATGGACTGGCTAAACGCTACGATCGTCACATAAGGAGACACAATGGCAACTACTACGCCTAATTATGGCTGGACTGTTCCGACTTCTACGGATCTCGTAAAAGATGGAGCAGTAGCTATAGAAACGCTCGGTGATTCGGTCGATGCGTCGCTTTTTGATACCGTAATAATGTCTATTATGGGCGCATACTAAGAAAGTAGGAACTAATGGCTACATCTTCTAAAGTGTTATTTAGGGGCGCAGCGACGACGACTGTAGGAACAACGCTTTACACTGTTCCAGCGTCGACGACGACCGTCGTTACTAACATCGCTGTAGTTAATACAGCAGCTTCTCCAGCAACGTTTGATCTAGCACTAAACGGCGTGAAGCTTGCAACGACTCAAACTATTGCCGCATCGAGTACCGCATACATCGACTTAAAACAAGTGATGGTCGCGACGAACATAATCTCGGGTGGAGCTTCTGCGGTGACAGTTAACTTCCACATAAGCGGAGTGGAGATCGCATAATGGGAATCGCAATCTATCCTCCAGCATCGGCAGCAGGGAAAACGATGTATCGCACGACACTCACTTCGGGCGTTTCATACACAGTTCCGACTGGTGTTACTTATCTAAACGTATTGCTAGTCGGCGGTGGTGGTGGCAGTGCCAGCGTTACCGACGGTGCTACGTCTTATGGTCAGGGAATGGGATTTCCTGGAAATACTGTTTACTCGACATTGGCCGTAACAGCTGGAGCTTCGATCGCTTATGCAATCGGCGCGGGCGGAAATGGTGGGGCTACAGGCGCAAATCCAAATAGCGGTTCAGCAGGTGGAACGACTACTTTTACAGGTGCAACGTCGGCAACTGGCGGAAATGGTGGAACTGGGAATGCAAATGGAGCAGCTGGTTCTGTTTCATTCGCAACTAATCAAGGAGTAGTTCCCGCGGTAGGTTCGACCGCCAGAGTGGGCGGCGCGGGCGGCGCGGGCTTTATTGTTG